GGATAAACTACACGCTTCAAACCCTTACAGTCTCTGATATGGGTAAAGTTAATCCGTTCCCAATGGTGTAGAAAACTTAGGTCTAAATTCTTGATCGAGTCTTTGCCGACGAATATAGTTCCGATGGAACTAACAGCAGCAGCTTCTTCCATAGAGAGCTCACCGTCACCGTCTTTGTCCCAGTTTTCAACGCAAATGCGCTTCACCTCAGGGTCTTCAAAGCGAATCCACCACTTAGCGATGTTCAGCTTGAGTTTTGGATAGTGCGTCATCAAAGCATCGTAGGTGTCACGATACGCTCCAGTGGTGAGGTTAATAGTACCGTCCAAGACAGGGTAAGGGTCGTTGCCGTATTGCCCCTCAGCATCGATACCTTGATAAGTACCGTCTACAAGTTGGGAGAGCTTATCGAATGCTCGTCCGTCAGTGAATGTCTCATTGAAGCCAACACAGCGAACGTAACGCAGAGAGTGAGGCACTTGTCCGACCTGCGCATCCATTATCCCAATGAGCTGCTTGACAGGCTGGAGATTGTCACATCCACTGACGAAGTAACTCATAACATTCGGAGCACACGCTTCCGTATTACATTTTTCATTGGTGAGCTTGTCGAGATTCTTTAATTCCACGTATGACGTGGAAGCAGGATAGTCGACTTCTTCCAGCGCACCACCATCAGCGAAGTGTGCTTCGGTAAGCGAGGAACCACCAGCGAGGAACTTACGCAATCGGTAGTTAGCACGCATATCGAGCGAGCCTCCAAGAGTAGAGATGTTCTGCACATCAATCTCCTCTAATGATGTTGTATTACCCAATGTAAGAGAAGCGATAAGTATCTTCACCTTCTCTTCATTCTCATCGCCAAGTTTCAGACGCTTCAATCGCTTACCAATGATTGACAGCGCACCGTTAATTACATACGAACTCCAATCGCCAATATCGAGCAGGTAGTCAGCTGACTTGACAGAGAGCTGCTGATCAGAAGTACCGTTAATATCTACGACAATCTCGCAAGGCTTACCTGCATCTGTGCGAGCACCACGCATAATTGTGGTACCGTATGCGATTGTAGGATATAACTTCATTGCAGGTGTCAAGCGCAGAACGATAGAGTTAGTCGTAGCGTCCGCCTGTGCAGAGGTACGAACAGTAATTGCACCTTCAGCGGTCTTTGCGTCATAATCTCCGAAGCTGTACTTAGACATAAGGTATTGGATGCGTTTCTTCACCCACGCTACCTCGGGAGACTTACCATCACCAAGCGACTGCCCAAGTGGGTCGGTATCGTTCGTATATGTACCTTGCAGCATTGCGAGTTTCATCTTCTCATACATCTTGCCATCTTCATTGTAGAGCATAGATGAGAAATTACCAATTACTGAGAAGTAATACCTCTCGAAGTACGCAAAGAGTTTCTGCTGATGCGTACCCTTTTGAAGTCCTCCCAGTTCCTCCATTTTAGACATCATTCGTCTCATCATTTGCGCACGCTCTTCTGGGTACGCTTGTTCCATCAAATTCCAAAGAACGGACTTTTCGCCATTCCACACAGGCGAACCGTCATCGTATGTATCGTGATATTCTACGTGGTAGGGTTTTTTCATTAAACCCTGATTGATGACCGTTAAGATTGTATCAAGGTCATCTTGACGAAATTTCCATTTACTCTTTGCCATATCTATTCTGCATTGAAATTGTAAGGGTATATGTTCTTTGCGCAGTTATCGGTCGCTGCCACCGCTTCAACATATAGTTGATGATAAAGTAGGTCGCTGATGTCCCAGTACTGTGGCTGCTCAGCACGGAACTTCTGAATGCGTGCTGACTTGAACAACTCATTGAGTTGGGCTGCATCACTAACTGAGCTAAATATCGTCTCAGTTAATCCATACTTATCGCCAACTAACTGCTGACGAAGATTAACCACTGACACACCGCTATCGAGTGTTGACGGACAGAACATCTTATACAAGCTATCGTAATAGTATAGGTTGTATTGGTTGGGGTCACCAGCCTTTGCAATCCAATACTCAATGTGTGTTGAATGTGGGTCAGCGTTCAGTTCGTCAAGTGTACCATTGAACGGCTCGATGAACGTGTTGCACTGATACACGAGGTTGTATGCAGGGATATAACTCTCAATGAGCTGCTCAGCCCTCTGACGAGTTTCATCTTCCGATGTTGACTTATCATCAGCAGGAAGAGCAGCGTAGTCCAAGTCCCAGCAATTCTCCCAAGAGAGTTCAGATACTTGGTATTGATATGCTTCTTCCTCCGTGTTGTAGCGTATCCTTCTCTTATCCCAAGGCACTTGAAACAAGGTAAGGCGTGGCGAGTTATCAGAGCCTTCTATTGATAAGAGGTCAGGGAATAAATCCTTGTCATAACCAAAAGTAGCAGCATCGCCTTTATCTGGTCCTATAGTGAATAGACCGACGAACTTGTATGTAACTGTTCCGTCCTCTGCGGTCTGTTTCTCGAAGCCTACGAATGTCTCTTGATAGATAGACACACGAGCTTCGCTGTTCTGATCGACACCCTCGTTAGTTAAGCCTACCGCTTTCCATAGGTCGGTAAATGAGTTTACAGAACCCATCTTGTGGTATTGCATAGAAGATGCAGTGTTCTTCTTTCCTGTCAGCTTAGATATTTTTGAAAGGTTCATGAAAAACTTAAACTTCTTTTGAGCGGTCTGACCATCTTCATAGATGACAGTCGAATCATAAGACAATTTCCCTTTCCAGTTCCAAAAGTAGTAAAGCATTGACGACGTACCCTGCCCTTGCATTTGAAAATTGGTAATAGTCAATCGAAGAAGATTGGTATTACCGTCTTTAGGATATATTTCAAGCGTACCTTTAGGTTTATAAGATTTACCATACTCATACGCAGGGAGTGGCTTATCAAAAGTAAACACATTGACCTTTCCACGCACCTTATCAAAGTCGACCGTGGTACCGAGCGTATCATAGATGTCGTTATCCAATTTCTCCGCACTCTTCTCACCTATGGTCGACAAGGCATTGATATAGTCTTGATGTACGTTTGCAGCATCCATTGCACTGTCATAAATGCGAATAGAGTACAAATCAACATCCGCTTTATCTGAGCCAATAACAATGTCACCGCCTGAACCTATCTGCATAGAGTCGGTAAGCAAGTAGGCGAACTTACGAGCTTCGACACCGTCAATGTAGAGATAGACAAGGTTAAGGTAATAGGTATTTCCATTCAAGACGTAGGTGTACTTCTTAGGAGATATTACGAGTGCCAGGCGAATGCGCACACCATCGTCAGTACTCATCGCCTGCACATCACTGTTATGCTCACTACGAGTTGCGAACATAATAGAAGAAGGCTTCACTTTCAATCCGATATAACCCTTCTGATAAGGCATTGCAATAGAGATACACGCTGCATCGTAATCAGAAGTGTTGTTAATCTGATAGTCAATTTCGATGGTCTTACCCGATTGCGCTGCTTCCTTAGCGAACGGCTTGTAATCAATAGTAAGGCGAGAACCAGCGAGCAAGCGCAATGTGCGTGCGCCCTCATCATCTATTACCCAGCCGTCACGTGAGAAGGCTACGTTCTGCCAATCAGAACCGATATGATCTGAGTTGATAAGATTACGGAGGACATTACGGTCGGTATCGGTGTTGTTTCTATTCTTCGCATTGAAATAGAACACCGCTCCTGCAGTAGCAGAGTAACCTTGCGAGTTATCCACAGGGAATGGAATTGCATCACGTAGTCGCACCTCGTCTGTTGGGTGAGTTCTGAATCCGATGAGTGCTGTAAAATCAGAGTTATCGATTGTCTCGACCTCAAGAGACAAGGTATATTGCATCTTGGTCTGTGTCAGAGTGTTCTCAGATACATTCTCTTGAAGGACCTCGTTATCCTTCTTCATCAAGATAGACAGCGGTGTCGTTACTGCCTTGCCGTCATATACAGCATATTCCAGTACCTTATTCTCGTACCAGTTAAGCAGTTTCTCTGCCTTATTGTTAACGACTACCATCTTAACCGCTTCGTTATTAGCCACAGCCATAAAGTCATAGCCTACTGGAGTAGTCTGAACGGTATTGTCTTCATTCGACAGCCAAGCAGATAGATGGAAAAGACCTGTCTTGTTCGTGAATGGAACGGTATAGGCTACAGGCGATGACGTGTAAGTTGCTGTACCGAACTGACGTTCATACGTCTGTTCGTAACCATCACCCGTAATCTTAACATGCAGCGTCTTAGATATGTTTCCACTAATATAACACGGCAGTACAATATCGCCCTGGTAAGCTTTCCACCAGTTAAATTCTGATATTGAAAGGAAGAGCGCAGACAACGTGATTGAATATACTAACGCTGGAGAGGTTTGCCCCGTCACCTCACCTGTAATCTTCACCATGATATTATTCTGTCCTGATTCGAGGAACTTGAAGACATCTACAGTGGTGAGTGTGTTTGACTGGCAGCGACCACGAGACTTAGAGACAAACGTTCCATCTCCAGCCTTAGCGAAGATCTCGTAAGTACCCCATTCTCCTGTGTCGATAAAATCGCTCTGTCCGACGTCCTTAGTGCGAGACACAAACATAAACTTAATAGCACACTCACCAGCTGACTTAGAAGCAGAGAGAGTAGTAGAAGGAGACTGATTGACAGCACGTAAGTAATAGAGAATAGACTGCTGTTGTCCTCCGCCACCTTGCCCAATAGGGAGTTCAGACAACTTCATTGGGACCCACTGATCACCATTCCATACGAGTACACATGTCTCGGATGTGAGTTCGTCAACCTCAGTATTTACATTTGAAATCTGTCCGAGCGAAGGACGGTTCTTTGCAATCGTCTTCTTCACACGTTCCTCCTCTGTGTTCTGTGCGTCGATTAACTCGTTGACCTTTTCAGGCAACTTGTTAAATTCGTCAGCGGTCAGTCGTCCGCCTGTCTGTTTATGTTCTAAGTAGAGTTTTTCTATCGCCATAATTATGATAGCTTGAATGGGAATGTATAAGTAAATCCGTTGTTGCCTTCTATCTCAACACCGTGCGCAAGGGATAGCGCGTGACAAATGATGTCTTGAAGAAGTTTAGGGTGAGAGGAAGAATAACTCTCACCCGTATTATCTTCGATGCCACGGATAGAAGCTTGTGCGAAGCGGTTATCTTTCGTACGGCTTTCTGTTATATAGACCTTGATGTGCTTCATTCAACACGTTTAATTTATTCTGTTGAAAATCTTGAGGAGGAAGCCTTTTATACTTGGCTTAAATTTTAGTCCAAAGACAACAATAGACAACACCAGCAAGCCCATTATAATTTGCCACCATCTGAATGGCTCTGCTATCTGTACCTGCTCAACGTGTTTATCTTTATGTCGTTTGTTTTCCGTGAAGTTGACTTTCGTATTAGTCTGCTTGTTAACCGTACTATCTTTTTCCTCTGACAGCCCTCGTTTTTCGTTTTTGTGGCTTTCAATTCTCTCTTTAATGGATTTCAAACCACGATTAATGATAATACTGCCGTCGGCTTTATACTCAACCATTGGGACTTTGCTCCCGACATTTGCGTTAGCAGCAGAACTATCCTCCAGGCAAGGGACATCAAAAACAAACTCACGTATCACACTTGTTAATTCGTCTATATTAGTTGTGTCGATAAGCGATACATGCTTTTCGTTTCGTTCCGTTGTCACCTTCTCACTATTATACGTTTGCTTGATGCTTTCAATAGCGACCGACTTTTTAGTCCGACATCCAACGCAAATTGTTATAAGGACACAAATTAATAGTTTACACGGTGTATCTATAAGTCTATTCATACCTCTTTCGATTTAGGTGAGGGAGAAAAACTCCCTCACTTTGTTACACTTTAAGTTTGAAACACTGTCTCCTCTGCCGTCCGTCGGTATTCTTGTAGGCGACATGTACCCACCTTGAAGTCTTACTTCTTTCCACGATGATTTGATCGTAAGAATACCCCATCTTGGAGAACTCGTTAGCCATGAATCGTTCAAACTCAGTCTGCTTACCATTGACAGGCTGCAAGTCAGCAGCGTAGCCCTCGACATGTGCGGAGGTCTTCACTCCGCCTACAGCCTTATTCAATTCTGGTGAACGATAGCCACTTGTCACACGGATAGCAGGGTTCTCGATTTTGTGACGCTCGCAATACTTACCCCATTCCGCACGAATACTCTCTAAAAGAGTAATCGTCTCGGTAAGGTGAACCTTTACGATAGAAGGAGGGTTATTGCTTATCTTGAGTTGTTCAGCGGTGCTGGATTGCACCAGCTCCGCTATTGAGAAATTTGCCATGTCTAATCAAATTTTGGTTTATCGTCATCTACATTCACGTGCGCACTCTTAAGATACTCACTAAGGAACGGTACTTTGTCGATTGCTTTCAGTGTCAGAACGTAATAGACAAAGCCGGCTATTTTCCACATCGTAGTATTCTCAATTAACATCATCCTCCAATTGCGGACGATATTCGTAGAGTAGAACCAGATAGCTACCCCACACAATGCCTTTACAACTCCGAGCGTCTCTTCGCCAGCATGAAGGAAGTATCCTGTAATGAAGATAGAAGCGGACATTACGAAGAATAAACAACAATGATAAAAAAATACCATTGACTTTTTCAAATTCCACTCCTCACCGTGCTTCAATCCAGCAACTAATCCAAAGATATAGTTGACACCAAACACAATCAACATTGCATACATAAAGTCCCGTATGGGAAAGAACAGGCTCAGCATTCCGCTGATGACACTACACATCACAAATTTAAACTGTTCTAAATAATTCATAACAGACAAAGTGTTACTCCAACAAACGCACCCACCAGACCAGCAGCTACGTCTTTCCAGTCGAACTGCTCCTTACGGATGTAATAATCAACACACTCTTTCGCTACCATTAGCAGCAAGACACCAACAATAGCAGGATATGCCCACGCTTCAACGTTAGCAAACAGCCTACCAAGCACGAAGGCTAAGATAAGACCTACAAGTAAATGCAGATACTTATCGCTACCAATGGCTGCGAGTTTCTCAAAAGACCTGTAAATACAATCTAAAAGTTTTTTCATATTACTTTATTTTAAATTAATAATGTTGCTACCAGTCTATATCATATACAGAACTTATGAACACACCTGCACCAGGGGTATTATTCTGAACAGTCTCTGGAGAAAGCCACTTGGGATTAACATAACAACAAGTTAAATTCATTCCTCCCTCTAATCGGAATGTCCCTCCATGTCGACAGAGTGCAACTGACACATTATCATTTCCATTAATAACCGTCCACTGCTTTCCATACCCAATACCAATAAAGTCATAAACGCTGTCTCGCGTACAGTTGAATATCACAACATCAATAGGGACACCTACAGGAAGTTCGTCAAGAAAGGTTTGCGAACCTCTTTGAGCCTTGGGATTATCAATGTCCATCACCGTTCCAGACTCGCCACCAAAGCCAGGAGAGTACATAGGAATCTTATAATAATTAGTCTTACGACCATTTATCTCTTTAAGCCCAAAAGTTAACATTATGCGAATACCATTTGAGTCAATATGCCCATCATTATAAACAAACATTTCCTCGTCCCTTATAACCGCACATACTCTTGACTTATGCCCAAACTGACTGTTACAATAAACGTTGGTTGCATAAAAATTAGGGAAACGCTTACGAATGTCACCCGTTGTTTCACCCCACATTCCGAAATCGCCTGTAAAAGCCATATAGCTCTTATTTCCCAGAGTTCCGAATTTAATACCACCAACCTTATGGCCGCTATTGTCAAGGCAATCTAAAGAAGTAAATGAGCCACTTGTGCCTATGAGTTCACCTCCGAATTTACTTTTACCCGTAACTGTGATATTCTGAAATGTAGCTCCTTCTGCATCGATAGTCTGAGCCTTAATACCCTTAGCTACTATTGACTTTGCATCAATAAAGTAAGCATTTAGCTTTCCCTCACTGGTAAAGAATGGAACTTTGCCCGTTGTAGTCGTGACCTTGAATGTGTCTGCTACAATGTCAAAGGTACTATTCTCACCATCAAGATTGAATCCGACACGCTTAAGACCTGTTCGCAAGTCAGTCACAACGGCAGAGATTAATTTACCATCAACATTAAACTCTGCTTCAAACTGTTTTGTGGTATAATGCTGAGCTGATTGCCAATCTTCAATATCGAAAGGCTCACCAGTCGCTTTCGGACGAACACAAACAAGCAAGTCGTTTTTATACTTATCTTTATAAGCAGCATTACTCCACTGGTCGCCCTTATCGTAAGGAGGAACAGGCTGCTCTTGCACGAACATCCTGCGCTTACCGTCTGCTGTGTCCTGTGCTCGCTGTGCTGCTTCAAGCGACTTAAGAACATCAGCGTCCGTAATCTCGTGCCAAGCGAAAGAGCCATCTTGATTCTTCTCGAAAGAATAAGCACGACCGCCACCTGTCTCTACGTATGAGCGATTGTAATATATATCGTGTTCATGTAATGTCTTAGTAGTTTCGTCTGCCCATTCGTTAGCGGGTTCAGTGGTGAGCGTTGGTACCACGTCACCAAACCAAATAACGAGCTGCTTATCAGATTGCTGCTGAACAGCATTGATACGTCCTTGCATCGTCTCCAAGAAGTCTTGCAGGCGGATATACTTACCACGATTAGCAGGGTTCTCAACCCTTATCTCGAATTTCTGATTATCAAACAAGAAGATAGGATCAGGAAGGGTAAAGCTATTGATGCCCTTTATAATCTTAAAGTACGGTGAACCCTCTCCTGCTGCTGACTGTATGATAGCACTCTGTCTTTCTTCAGCAGTGAGGTTGCCAAGCTGCACAACCTCGTCACCCACCTGCGGAGCATCGCTACCACTTGCGTAGTCATCTACATTCGTGTTATCTGCAATATCGACATAGTCAGTTCCAACATCCTTGACACGCCTATGCCAGTAGTGATTAGCTGTTTGTCCGTTATTATCAACGAGATTAAATGTCTCACAAAGAGCCAAGTCATCCACTTGCATTGAGTTATACACCCTACGTCCCTCACTATCCTGCTGAACAAAATAGCACCGCCAAGCACCAGCAATCTTCTCTATTCGTGAAATAACAAAGCCACCAGCAGAGTTTACTACCTTGCCTTTAATGTGAGAGCTTTTCATCACCTCCACCTCTTCTGCTGTCAGCTTCTTGCGTGCGTGAATATAATCAGTGTCGATATGCCAACTTCCTTGTTCGTCTCGATAAATGCCAGCACCACGAAGATCTTTTTCAAAGTCATCGCCAAAGTGAACGCCATTAAGGAAAGTAAGAATAGAAGAAACCCTATCATCAATATCCTTACGAACATATCGAGCATCAGAATTACCAAAAAGATAGTCAGGCGTAACCACGTCGACACGAGAATTTTTGGGCGTTTCATCATTAGCGACACCTGTCAAAGTTTCTCCACCGATAATAAGGTTCTTTACGGTCGCATACTTAGCCTCGATATTATCGAATGCGGCACGAACAATAGCCTTTAGGAATGTCACCGTATCATCAACAGCATTATAGATCCACCAAGTATTATCACCGCCAGCAGCGATAGCTTCGTCAGAAGCCAATTTACCGGTATCAACGCGTTGTGTCCACGTTCTGTTTTGCAACACACCGCCAACAACCGAAGGACTGATAACACCACCGAGGAAGATGTAATAATAATCTTCAGAGCCAAGCTGAACTTCGGTCGCTGACTTACCATAAATATCAACACGCTCAGAAGGAAACACAATCAATGCCGTGCCATTCTCTTGCTGCTTGCGGGGGATAGCAGCATAGACATATTTCTCGGTTGTAGAATTGAAATAAGTTGGGTTGGCTATCAAATTCCAACGACGATAGTTATGTCCTGCATCATAGCCTAATCCGTCTATGTTACGCATATAGCACATTATCATAGCACCACTGGCTACATTTGCCTGAATATAGTAGCATCACCCATAGCATTTAGCGTTATACTCAAAGCCGTGGAACTAATCCAATAATTACTTGCGCTTGCTTCTGTCATATTTTATCATTGTTTTATGCAAAGATAAAATAGACGTAAGAAATGTGTAGGACAGAATTATTTAGGGGCAGACAAAATAAGACTAATAAAAAGAAGAATGAATATACCCACAAAACGTAAAGTATATACTTTAACGCAATAAAGTATATACCTTATGATGCTAAAGTATATACTTTACGTATTAAGCCTAAATAGGGTAGGAGAGGATACTTACCCTATTTAACTAAATTCAGGCGAGCCATTAATATCAAACTGTATCGAGAAATGAACCTCACGCATAGAACCATCTGCACGATTAACACCCGTCACAGTTTCTTCTGGTACGATATGACAAGGGATAAACACAGTTCCTACCTTTATCCAAGCAGCCGAAGTCATAAGGAACTCATGAAGAAACCACGCTTGCATTGCGGGACTGACAGGTCCACTTGAAAGTTTCCACGTTTCATAATCATTCTGTTTTGTAATTAAGCCACGTGAAAAGTTACCAAATGTTTCCTGAACAGAACGAATATAAGTCTCACTTGTAATATTCATCTCCACCGAACGAAGCGAAAGAACAGAAATGCTCTCAAGACATCCCAAGCCATTCACAAAGCGAAACTCAAGACGATCAGGCGAAGAACTATTCAAAGCGTAGAAATCACGTCCGCCTATCGTTTGCATACCAGCTATTGTTACAGGGAAGACAGCTGAGGAGGGGCCAGTCGTTACATTACCCAACGACACAGGAGCAGGGAAGGACTGAGGAACAACAACAGACTCTCCAACAGAAACAATTTCATACTCAGACTTAGGTTTTCGAGAGAAATGTTGTGCGGTACCATTCCCATCACTAAAGAACCTTTCTAAGTCGGTCTTAGCACCAAAAAGAGCATTACCACCTTCATTACTTATTTCCTCCGTCTGATGAACCTCACCATTTTGCATATACTCATCATAGGCAGAAAGCGAATATTTTATGAACGGATAAGCCGTAGGCGGGATAGGTTCGTACTGATAGCGGTCGGCAACAGCCTGAAGAGCAGAAGAAATATCTAATTCAACAATTTCGCCTTCATTAACAGGAGTAGAAACCTGCGTAATAGTCCAATCAGTATCAGTGCTAAGAGCTGCTTTTACCTTTACGACAACCCTATGGAAAGAAATTATACCCGTAAGTGAAGCAGCCGTTACCTTATAAGTAATAGGCGAACCAATGTGCGGTGAGCCAGATTTTAAAACGAGATTAGAAGCCATGTTGTTCTCTAATTATGTTTGTAATAACATTAACAATAGTTCCAATAGAGCGGTCCTGTTGGAATCGAGACGGGTCAATAAAGATGTTAAAACGAGTTTCACCGTCCATCACAAACTCCAAAAGTTCCATACTGGAGAGTCCAAGGTCTTTTGTCAAATCAGTTCTATCATCCAACAAGTACTTAGGACCAAACAATCGATTCAAGTAGTTGTAAATAAAATATTCAACGTCACTCTTCATAATCATAATGCGTAAAATTCTATTTCAATATCCTTTATACCCTCTTTTGCAGAAAGAGAGTAAGACACCTTATTTATATAACCAGTAACTCCATTAATACGATAACGCTGAAGCCAATGGTTAGGTATATCGGCAATAGCCGCTGGAGTAGCTAACAAACGGATGCGATATTTTTTTCGATTAAGAAGGAAATAAGCAAACTCCGACATAAAGGTATCAAACAAACCACGTGTACGTATCTTAGTCTCAACCGTCCCATTCTCGTTCATAACATCGGGATTACACAGAGGCACAGGCGACCAGTCCGGCTGTTTAAAAGCTCGGATTTTCAGAGAAAACCTCTCTTCATTTCCCACACCAGGTTGCACACCATTATAATCAAACTCGTTACCCATCATATCAATAGAGTCGGAAGTTAAAGCATATTGGCCTGCCACAGTCCGCCACTTACTGTTTCCAAAACCATCATAATCGAAAGAATATTTTTCAATTGTTGAGTCAATACCACCACCACGCATAATAGCAATAGAAAGTCCCCAGTCGTGCGATTGCAAGGGAGAGTTGCCATCATCAGTCTTAGTAGTATCATAGCTCTCACGCAATCGGAGTTCCTCTGTCAGATAGAAATCTGCCCAAGAAGTAGACAATAGATTACGAATTTTCTGTAAGACAAACTCGTGTTCCATTTCCTCATCTATGAAAGCCGATAAAATAGGCTGCCTACGCTTTGCATTGATGTTTGAAACAGAACCACGTCGTCCTTTTTCATCGACGCCAGTAGCAGAACCAGAGGCAAGAGCGATTTCATTCTGATAGTTTACATCATTAAAAACCATCGGGGTAAACTCACTACTAAACTCCTGAACATAGTCTTCATTCATCTTAGAGCAATCGCCTAACTCAACGCCCTTGAAAGCACCAACCTCAAATAAAGCAGGATGTAAAGAGTTAGCATCCTTAGCTTCACTATCTACCTTTACACGATAAGCGTTACCGGTCGTTTTATCAACATAAACGTTCATATCAGAAGATGATAAAGCTTTGAAAATCTGACCATAGACTTTGTTAGTCACCGTTCTTGAACGAGGATACTCGATATAGTCGTAATCAGTATTATAGTCTTTCTTGTTCTGTTTGATATTCTGTCGTTGTTCCTTTGTATCACTCTCCGCTGAATAACACATACGAACTCCAGTTATTTTTTCGTTAACCTTACGCATAGAGATAACCTTACAAGGAAGGTTTATCGGTTGCGCCTGATTACGAAAAACTTTACGAAGCAAATAAGCCGTTACCTTCTTCTGCTCATAATCATAATAGAACTTAATACCAAAACTGTTCTCTAAAGACTTAATGACTGTACTAACACTCTCCTTTGGGAAATTCTCACTATTTGCGTACATAGCGAGGACATTGCCAGACACCTTATGCGTCTTAGCATCCGACTCAATAGAGATTGATTGAATAGAGCCATCACCAACAGAAAAGGTCATAGATTCACCATTATCACCGTAACGAACAGTAAAACTGGAAACGTCCTTAGAACCTTCATCCTCAAACTTTAATCTACCACCGCAACCACGACTATCCAACCATTCGTTTATATCATCTATATTTGTAAAGAAAGGATTAGCGTCCTCATGTTGCGGAGGTGTAATAGCCCATTTATTTACAGGAGATGTCACAGTATTATCACTTGGTGCATATTGATGCTCAATAGACGCAATAGGTTTTTGTTTATACGTACAAACAAAATGTGGGATACCAACTGTTTTTGTTCCATCTGCGTATGTGAATATTTCCACATTCCAGACATAAGGATTTTCCTCTGTAGCTTCAGAAGGAGAAGTTTTCCAACCATTCAATTCTGTTTCAGACAGAGGTATAATAGGCATTTCAGATTGAGAATCAGAAAAGTAATAAAACTCATCAATCTTCGTTATACTATTCGCTTTTAACAACAAAGAACCAAGACAAAGTGTGTTGGTAGACTCAATAATACGATCCTTAGAATCTTTTATAACACTCTTTTTCCAGATATATGTTTTCTCGCCTTCACCATGAATAGGAACAGTATCATACTTGCAATGAGTGGTAAAGAAACAAAGACGATTGAAATCACCTATTTCTGTTAATGCACTCTTATCAAACGACACTCCTAAATGTTCAAACAAACAATCAAGAAAGTAAAGAACATAGAAACAAATACCTGACTGCGGACGGTCAGCATCCAAGACCCAATAAGGATAAGCATCCTCATTAGTATTGGTAGCATCTTTTGCCGCAATAACGCTATCACTTGTTGTTCCATCATCATTCAGTCCTAAATGCTTATAACAAACACGAGCATTACAATAAGGCTTTGTAGGATAAGCCTCTGAGACATTTATAAAACTTGTTTTAACCTTTGGAACAGTAACAGAGTTCTTATTAGGATAGGATAAGGTTGTCTTTCTCTCTGCCTTTTCTTTATTACCAGAAACTACACATACACCTGGATAAGAGAAACCTAATGCCTGTGGTTCAAATGTACCATTAGCAATACCATCTTTATCAGAAGTGTACAACTTTCTGCCCTTCTTACCTTTGTGGGTAATCTTCGCTTTAAAAGAATATGTAACTTCACTAACAAGATTACCAATCTTCTCTCCAATCTGAATTTTATCCTTCACGGGTATGTCTTGGCAAGACAAATCCCCGATAAGGCTATCGAAACTTTGCGAAGAAGAAGCTATATTCATAGACACACCATCTTCTACCTCGTCATCATCGGCAAGGACAGCAGTACCACTACGGAAGGGAAGACCATCAACAATGTACCTTATACACATCTGACGCTGCCGACGAACTTACGCGCGTA